TCCTCTTTATGATCCGGTCCCGGTTCCAGTTCCAGTCCTCAGCGCCTTGACTGCCGCAATGCTCAGCAGGGGAGCCGCGAAGAATGCGTCCTCTGTGATGCTTGCGTTCTCCGTCTCGGAAGTCAGGCAGGAAACGTCCTGATTCTGGGTATTATCAAATCCGTATGCTCTGATCTTAATGGTATCGGTCTGGTCACTGTGGGATCCCGTAGAAGTTGCGGTCTTGTCGGAATTCTCGACAAGCTTGCATTTCGGGAACCACTGCAGTTTCTTGGTACCGTCCTTTTTGATGATGGGGACACCATAACCAAAGTAGGGACGGGTCTTGACACCGCCCGACATGATGATGCCGGTATCGACCTGGTCTCCGCGCATCTTGGCGAGTATGTCCTCGGGGAATACCAGCTGTGTGACGCTGATGTCCTTGTATGTCACGATGGTGTCGGACTCATAGACAGCGCCGGAAGCATAGGACTCGTAGGAGTCCGCATTATCGGCAATGTCAACGTCTACCACCGTAGGCAGTTTGGTGACATCTTCCTCGTACCCTGCGGAGCTCCACTCGGTAGCGTTAAAGCAGATATACTGTGCGCCGACAGTATACTTTGTGCTGGGTCTTTTTTCGGTAATAGCCATACTTTTAACCTCTTATCTGGAATAGCTTGTCAGCCATCAGTTTGTAGTATCTTTCATTGTTATTGTTCCATGCCGGGTGCAGGTGCGGCTGCGCTCTCATCTTCCGCGTTCCTCGCTCCACAAACAGGCCGTAGTACCTGCCCCATCCGACTTCCACGGCAGCCTCTCCGCTTTTCCGTTTCGCCTGCACACTGTCCAGCATGTGTGTGTATCCGGTTCGGTTTGACCGCGGAGACGGGAGCTTGCGCACATCTTCCGCAAGCGCCTCGCCTCCGACCATGAGCACATCAGTGACATGTTCATCGTCCGCGATCCTTGCCCATTTATCCAGGTCATTAAAAAAGTCATCCATGCCGGTGATCTTCATCACAGTTCCTCCGTCACGTCAACGGAAAAATAGGAGTGATACCATCCGGGGCCGTGTACGCCCTTGACATACTCGTGCTGGATGGCAGGATGCAGGCCGCGGCTGTTCAGCGCGGATTTAAGAGCGAGGAGCTTCGGATGTCTGGCCGTCTTCGATGCAAATGATACCTGGTATGTGACTACTGTCTGGTAGCCATCACCGGACGCCATGTCATCTGACCAGTAATAATCCCAGTATGCGATCTTCGGGAAAACCTTCAGATCGTCAAGGTGCTGCTCGCCCTCTCTGGCGTTTATGCCGACAGAGTTGAGGACGGCAACAAGTTCGGTTTTTGTCATATCCATTTAGTTGCCCTCCTCAATAATGTCATAGTCCATCGGTGGATTGATAAGCGTGAGCTCTGTCTCTGGATACCCCTGACTGCTCAGCACGTTCGCCTTGTTGTAAACCTTGTGCTGTTCGCCGCCGATCATGCAGACACAGTTGGAGCTGATACCGTCCCAGACCGGGATGCGGATCTTCATGGTGACTTCCTTATCGGCCTGTTCAAACGTGACCCGCGTGCGGTCATATACTCCGATATCCCTGTACCATATCCTGCTGATGTCCCTGGCTCTGATCTTGCGGCCTTCCTCATCGTCGACAATGTCGTACAAAAAGAAACAGCCGTCTGTGTACTCGGGCAGTGCCGCCTGACGGTCAAGTCTCATCGCCGCTCACCCCTCTTTCCTCCGACAGCTGCCATGCGCGGATATCCGGTCCGTAATTCTGCAAAAATTCCTCACCCCGATGGAGCATGTCATAGTTTACAAAATCCTTGAGATATCCCCGCGCTATAATGTCTGTCTCGAAGTCCGCGCCCGGCCTGAGGGAGTCCAGACGTGCCGCGCACCTTTTGATGGAGCGGATGATCACCTCATCATCCGTATAGGGCGGCACCTGGTTGTCAATCCTGATCTCTCCGCAGAGCTCATATAAAAGTGCATTATCCATTAGTACCGCCCTCCTTCAGATCATTCCTCGGTCTTGGTGAGCACAGTAGGAATGTACTCTTCCAGCTTGGTCACATTGAAAACATAAGCGACGTTATCATCGTCTGCGCGGCCATTGCCATATACCTTGCCGATCAGCAGATCCGCATCCTCGAGAGCCTTGGTTTCAGTGTATTCCTGCACCTTGAGGCCGCTGAAGCCCATGGTGTAGTGGCCTTTGATAGTGATAGCCGCAGTACCCTGTGCCATCTTGGGCTCCGGAATAGGATTGACAGGCATGAAGCTCTTAGTGATGTAACCACCAGAAATGCTGTCGCCGTACAGTGCCGGATTGACGTAGCTGTAAAGGTCTGTAGGATTCGCGATTACTGCGATCTCATTGACCGCACGCTTGCCGTTGTTGGAAAGAACTGCGAGAACAGGAGCAAGCTGCTTGGGAGAGAAACCGGTCAGGTTCTGCGCTACGGTCTTTGCGGTGTGAGTGCCGTCCTGTCCGACAGTGCCGATCTGCTTCAGGATGCCGATAGGAGCATCTTTTCCGGTGCCATTGAGGTATCCGTCAACGATTCCGTCATACATTGCCTCCTGCAGGATTGCACGGAAGTATCTGTCAACATATCCAATCTCCAGGTCGCGGATAGACTTCGGAATGATGCAGTATGCGTACAGTTTTCCGACTTCAATGTTCAGGCCGGTGATAGTCGCAGACAGCTCTGCGCTGTTGGAAAGTGCGGAAGTAAGAGAACCCCAGACAGCGGCGCCGGTCTTGGAGCCGGTCAGCCAGTGTTTGACATTGGCAGGTGCGAAGTTGATCAGGTCGAGGATGGGATATTCAGCGCGAACATCTTCCAGGGTCCTGTCGATGGTCTCAATGGGCAGGATGTCGATCTGTGCAGCAGTGAGGGCCTGCTTGGGACCTGCCTTCAGCATCTCATAGAATTTCTTCTCATTCTCGGACAGATTGCGGAGGCCGAGACTCTTCTTATACTCGGCGTCTCTCTCTGCACGCTGGGACTCTGCGATGATCTGATCGATGAGGCCCTTCTGGGACTCTGCGATGATCATCTCCATGGCCTCTGTGATGGCCTGGCCTTTATCCTCTGCAGCATTCAGCTTCTGTACGATTTCATTTTTCATATCTTCTGTAAGATTGATCTTGTCGATTCTCATGATCATTTCTCCTTTGCTGTGAAATAGGTGTCCCATCCGCTTTTTTCTGCGACGGGTGCATCAGGCTCCATAAGCCTCTCCATGAGGTTTCCGGAGATTCTGTCTGCAAGTGCTTTGATGTGGTCTTCTGTGACTTCCACACGGGCAAGTTCGCCCACATGCGGAGTAATCAGCTTCTGCATGATCACGCCAAAAGCAGACTGTTTCGGCTCATCGTCGTCTTCATCGTCATCGTCGATGTCTGTGGCGAATCCCCATGCGACTGCGTTCACCGGCAGGATCCATGTCTCCGCGTCCATGAGCGCCTTGATCTCTTCTTCGGAGATCGTAGCTGTGCGCTTATAGGCTTCGACGGATGCCTGTGTGATCGTCTCGATATCATCCGCGGTCTTCCTGAGTGCGGAAGCATTGCCCATTGCGATCGTCCATGCATTGTGGATCATCAGCAGTGATGCCGGTGACATTACGCGCTTATCTCCGGCCATGAAGACCACAGACGCGGCACTGCAGGCGAATCCGTCACAGATTGTCGTGATCTGTGCGGGATGCTCGCGCAGTACGTTATAGATGGCGAGTCCTTCGGATACATCGCCGCCGTAAGAGTTGATATGGACATTGATGCTCTTCGCTGTCACTGCCTTCAGCTGATTGACAATGGTCACGCCGGACTGCTCACCCGCGGGCTCATAAGCCCATTTTTCGATATCACCGAAGATGTAAAGGTCCGCGGTGCCTTCCTTCTGCGTGAGCTGGAAGTATTTCTTAGGCTCTTTCACGCCTTTTCCTCCTTTCCTTGTGTTTGCTGAGTTTCTGGTTACTATTGACCATCGACTCATCAGCCGGATCATCAGCAGAGTCCGTCGACTCAACGCCTTCCTCCATGCCTTCCGTCGTATAGTTCTTTGTTAGCGCCCTCGTTGTGGAAAATTCCGTATTAAGGGCGGGATAACCTACCATTTCAAAAATCTCGTCAAGGCTGAAGCCGATCGCCCGGAGCTTGTCGAGCTGGGGAGCGGCGTCCATAACGTCAACATGTTTGAAGTGCGCGAGCCAGACAAAAGCCCGTTCACCGCTGATGTAATCCTTCTCGCCGACCAGCTTCGCAGACAGGGTGTCGTTGATGACTTCCGCAACAGGTGACACTGCATAAGTGATAAACTCGTTTGTCGCGTCAGACTGCTCTGTTATCTGGCCGTTGAAGACTCCCAGAGGGATATCGTATGCCGCCGCACATTCCTTGTTGATCATGTCGGCCATGGTCTGGACTTCGGCAGCTGTCACACTTGACTTGAAGTCAAGAAAATCGAGCGAAGTGCCGTTCTGCTCATGGATGATCGCCAGCTTCTTTCCGTCAATCTTCTGCTTGAACGAGTCCATGACGTCATCCAGGGTGATACGGACTTCTTTCCCGTCCTGCGTCTTCCTTCGAAATTGTAGGTTAGCGTCTGTGCGGTACTTGAATATCGGTGTGTGTGTGACCGTCTCCAGGGCCTGTACAGCGTTCAGCGCGTCATTCATGCAGTTCAGGACATTGTCGGTGAAAACCCGCATCTTCGCCGTGTTGAAGCGGAAGTGCATGATATCATCACTGCTGAAGCCGTACCGCAGGGAGAATTCGTTAAATCCGTCCGTCAGTACGATATCGCTGTAGGTCTTCGGGAACATGACATAATCATCCATGTTCCAGCTGTTTGCCCTGTAATACTTGCCGGTCTGCATCCGCACCACAACAGCCTCACCGTCCCTGACAAGGTCACGAGCCACATTGAACCAAAAGTCTGTGCCGGTCTCGTTGTCGTTCGGACGGATATTGAGACGGTAATACTCCATATCCTTCCGGCGGTTCTCGCCTTTTGTCAGGACGATCTCACTCTTTGCGATTGCCTTGGCGATCATCCCCGCGGCTTTTTCCTGAGCCATCGCCGCAAGCTGTACCTTTGTCAAATCTTTGGAGATGACATCCAGCAGGTTGACCACCATGCCGTTATTTCTCTGAAAAAGCCACTCAAACATAAACAACTACCTCTTTCAGCAGGTCAGAAGAAAATTCCGCTGCCACGTAAGCCATGAAACCGTCATTTTTTCTCAGTTTCGGCTCAATTTTTACAAACTGCACATTTCCAAACTTATCTATCGACTCTCCGGTGTTCTGTGTGTACCAGCGCATGATTGCCGAGTCTCCGTAATCTATCAGGTGCTCCGAAAACATTTTTTCTATCGTGGGTGCAATGATTCCGCAGACAGAACCGATCTTCCGCAGCAGCCTGACCATTCCCTGGGGATTGTCCTTTGTCTCTATGCTGATACCGCGCTCTTCGAAGATCGTTTTGAACAATGTGTATCGGTATGTATCCATGGTGATCTTGACCACCTGATACTCTTTCATCCGGTCTTCACACCAGTTGACGATGTTCCCGATCGGGATCGTTGCCGACCTGACAACCTCGAAATCCCTGAATCCTGCCTGCCCCGCGTTGTCGATCGGGAACTTTATCGAGGACAGGTACGGGGATTCTGCACAGATCCATGTGTGCTGTCTCCATTTATGGTTGCCGTCATCATCGATGGTCAGCACTCCGGCTGAGGCGAAGTCGCGGACATCGGCATAGTCGATGCCGATGATAGCAAGCTTCCCTGTCGTGTCCTGTGATTTTCTGACTGACTTGCGCTTCACGTCTTTGTAGGAGCACAGGAGGATGTTCTTCCATGATGTGACTGCCTGCTCTTCCCTCAGCTGCGGGAGGTTGCAGCGCTTTGTGACATACTCGCGGTATTTTTCGGGATCCCCTTTCGCCTTGATCCATCCTCTGAGTATCGCCCTCTGCAGTGTGGGCAGGTATTCCATGGAGGGATTGGCCTTGTGCATCGGCTCTTCCTTGCCAATCTCGCTCTCGCGGTCCAGCCGGCAGAGGAAAGGGAAGATCCCGAGCGGATTCGCACCGCCTTCCAGGATAATCCGGCAGTCATCGAGGAGCTTATCGAGCGGGCCCTCTCTGACATAGCCGTTTGTGGTGATGATGATCTCGCGGAAATGTCTCTTTTTGCCTTCTGAAGATTCGAAGACGTTTACGGAATCATTGTTCTCATAAGCGTGATACTCATTAAAAAAGATACAGCCCGGAGCCTTGCCGTCTTTCGTGCTGGCATTGCTCGTGTTGTATCTCAAAAAACTCTTTGTCTCGTTATTTTCGATGATTTCCTTGGTGATCCGGAACTTGCCCTTGAATTTCGGATTCCCGGAAAGCTTGTTGTAGACGACATTGAATGTATCTTTTATCTGCTGTTCACTGTTGGCCACCAGCTCCACATGGTACTCCGGTATCCCATAAAGCGGAGTCTGGAAAAAGTTCGCGAGCGGAGCCATGAGACCGTCTTTGCCATTGCCGCGCCCCATGAGGATAACGATCTCCGGGAATACCGGCTCATTTTCTGCTATCGTGTAGAAGAAAATGAAGGCAATAATAAACTTCTGATACGGGAAGAGCGGATAGTAATTATTTTCGATGTACTGCAGGCAGTTTCGGTATGTCTCCTCATCGAAATAAATGTCCTTCCGCTTCAGTGTGGGCTTTACTATGTTCCTGATCAGGAGCTTGCGGTCACGATTTATCCATTTCGGGTGCTCTTTGGCATACTGCAGATAGTCGTCTATCTCTTTACAGGTAATCATCCTTTGCGCTGCCAACGATTACCGGAGTTTTAAGGTCGAGCTTATCAAGAATCTGCAGCATGATGGATGTCTCCCTCTGCAGATCCGTGACACTGGGGTTTGCAAGAGTCTTGTCGTGGCCGTTGCCGGTAGAGACTGTGATCCTGATACCGTTCTCGTCAATGTCATCGGAGAGCCGCTCCTTCAGTCTCCAATGCTTCATGTAGGTGTCTACCAGGTCAACGGTATAGTCGGTCAGTTTGTTCTGCGTCGTCAGCTGAGCGATCAGGGATTCCCTTATTTTTTCCTCTGTCGTCATATTTCTCACCCCTTTACTTGCAAATTGTCAGATTTTTCCGGAGTCGAG